GGTGTTCGTAGCCATCGGCACTACAAACTCGTAGTTGAAGGTTCCGCGACCGTCGATCGAGACGGCAACGTTGAAGAACCTGCTGTCCTTATAGCGGACGCGTCCACGGCGGATCTTCATCGGACCCGACGCCACGACGGCGTACCCCTCGTTCGTCCTGGACTTCATGATCGGCTCACCGGGATCGTAGGTCATGGTGTACCGCTGGCCGACGAAGAAGTTTGTATGGACTCCACGGAAGGTGCGGACCGTCGATGAATTGGTTCCATACGGGTTTACTTCTTCATAACTAAACCCAGAACTATCCACCAAAACGGCGGCGGCACCGGTATCGAGGACATACGGGAACGTGACCGTCGTGTAGTAGGCGTCCGACGTGAACGTGCAAGCCGTGTGCGCCACCCTCCGATCCAGCCGAATCAGGAACCCAGCGGACCCATCGGTGCGCCCAGATGACGGGTTGAGACGCTCGACGTAGATACCGTTCGTGCGCTTAACCAAAACAACAAGCCAGTCCTTGATCCAGGACACACCCCAGATCTGACCGTTCAGATCCCAGCGCATCCACGCCGCCATCGTCTTCTGGTTACCGGACCAGACGTACTTGTAGACGTAGACGTAGGTCTTGTCGTCCGTAAAGAGGGCGAGCGCATCGTGGTTGCTGCTCACCGTCATTTGCTTGATCTCGCCCTGGATGTAGGACGGGATCTGTCCGGTTACGTCGAAAGCGTCGAAGACTTCGTTGGCGTCTACTTGGAGGAACTCACGAATCAGCGAACTTGACCCGAGCTTCTCGGTGAGGAAGACCGCACGGCCCGACGATACCGGCGTGACGTTCGTGAGGTGTACGAAGTCCGTGGTGGGGACGACGGTGACCGTCCGCGGAGCCAAGACATCTTGGCCACGGAGAAGGTACTGGGAACGATCCGACACCAGCAGCAAATACTGGCTGAACGGGATCGCGTGATTGATCTTGGCGACCTTGGTGCCGCTAACGGCCACGTCGATGCGATCGGTGTCGATGAGTTGACGGTTCGACGTGCGGAACAGGTTGTAGTAGTAGCCCTGTTCCGACATGACTACGTTGTCTTCGGAGACGAATCCCAGGCGGTCCTGGAAGAAGAACAGATCGGTGATCGTCTTGCCGAGGATCGACGGGAACGGGTTGATCGTCTCATCACCAACCGTGCGGTTTGTCCAGGACGGACGGGACACCGTTATGACGCCGGATGCGTAGGTAAGCGTAAGTGGGAGCGTTGATGCGTCCCACTTGTCGTGCTGGTTGATCGACGAAGACGGGACGGCTTGATACGGGGTGAGTTTCAGAGACTCGCGCCAGTAGCCGCGCCCCACCGTGAGGCTGTCGTTCTTGTCGCCAACAAACTCGACGTAGTGATCGTCGATGTCCCGATCGGGGTCACCGATGACCTTCAGAATGAATCCGTCACGGGCAAGTTCTGGGAGGAAGTTCTCCGCCTGGTCGATCTGCTCGAACGCGCAGAGCAGAGACGTGTTTCCAACCGAGTCCGTCGTCTCGACGTTTGTAAACGTATTCGATGCCGACGTGGGCCGAACGCAGTGGATGATCGACCCGTACCGCGTAGCGGTGACACCGTGGACGCCACCAGTGCCGGCATTGATCTTGTTCTTGAGATCTTCCGCGATGCTTTCGGTCTGCGCCGCAGCGTAGCCGGTAGCGGGAACCAGCGTGCCGGCGCCACCGGGGCCTTGGACGCCGGTGTTCTTCGTGCCGTCCCAAACGGTAGACGTATACGTCACGGTAGCCAAAGAACCCGTGCACCCGCTCAACTTGACGTTGTAGGTCTGGTTGTAGTTCGCCGCACGGACGAAAATGATGAATTCCTTCTGGTAGATCGAAGGAACCATCGTGACGTAGTTCACCGTGTCCTTCGCTACAATCTTCTCGGTATTCAGGACGTAGGTGGTGTCCTGGACGGTGATCGCCTTGAGGCGTTGCTCCGGAAGCGTCGTGGCGCAATACGAGGCGACGTAGCCGCCGGCGTCGTTGATGGTGACGGCAGCGCCCGTGACGGCGTTGTACGCCTTCATCGCGCCGTTGGTCATGATCAAGACGATCTGCTCGCCCGTGCCGCGGTCGATCGTGTGGAGCTTCGCCCCGTTCGCGGGGATGCTGGCGTTGTTGTAGGCGAACGCCAGATGCTCCGTGGGAGCGCGCTTGTGGAGCCCGTCCACCAAGTTGATATATGCGTTATCGAGCTGGGCGCATTGGTCAGGACGGCGAACCGAGGGGGCTTGTTGGCTAACGCCTCCCAGCACGTTGTCGATGCTGTAGGAGAATTCGTAGTTAGCGGCTCTCGGCATCAGATCCTCCGCAACACAATACGACGATAAGTTTCGGAGTCGAGGACGTGGTAGTCACCGATCTCCATCTCGGTACGCTTGAATCGAGCGGTCGCCTCCATCTCGTCCTGGCGGGTCGCCTGGGCGAGCGTCGGGGTTCCAACCGTGCGATCGGTATACATCCGGATTGCCCGAGCCATGATGAAGTCCTTCGCGTGGAATGGGAGATCCTCCCATTCCAGGAAAATCACGGCCTTGAGCGTGACATCGGCGTCGAAGATATCGGTGTTCTTACCCACGTCCCAGAGGTAACCGCCGCGGATCGTGTAGTCCGGATCGGTGTATTGGTTATCGGGGTAGTCGAGGAAGATCACGTCGGCGTTGACGGGGATCTTGTTGTCGATGTCTCGGACGAAGGTTGTCTCAAACCGATTGAAAGTCCACCCATCGCCTTGAACACGTCGAGAGGCTTCGTCCAGAATCGCCAGAGCGACCTGTACCTGGGCTCCGTTGTTTCCCGCAAGCGTGCTTACCGGAGCTTCCGCAGCGGCGGAGAGCATCGCGTTAACGGCTTCAAGTTTCGTGGTGGATTGCATGGAATCTCCGGGGGGGAAACCCCCAGGAGTCGAAACCCCTGGGGGAACCAAATCACAAATCAGACGATCGTGATCTTCGCGCAAGCTTCGGGGCGGAGAACGTCCACGCCGCACGCGAGCTTCGCAACGAGCAGGTCAGCCTGGTACTCGGTCTTGTATTCGGACTCGACAGCCAGGTCCGAAACCTTGACCATACCGGCGGCTTCCGTCTGGAAGCAGAGAGCGGCCAGCGAGGAAGTATTCGCGGTGTAGGTGTTGCCTTCACCCGCAATAAGGCGATGCGCGGTGCTGGTGAAATTGATGAACGGCATATTGTTGGACATGATGATGTCAAATCCAGCGATATTGCCGAGACCTCCGGTCGCAACCGAACCAGCGCCACCAACGTCGCGGTTGATGAACAGGCCCGTAGCGACACCCTTGAGGGCGCCGGTGATGAGCCAGTTATACAGCGACGGCGGGACAACGCAGCAACGGCCTTCAGCCGGAACAGCGTTGTTATCCATCGAAGTCTTGACGCCCATCAGCGCGTCGATGAACAACGGGATGTTGGTACCCGTATCGGAAACGAGAGACGCGAGAGTCGCGGTGGCGATGTCGATGGTCTTGGCGATACCACCGGGGTGACCCGTGTAGTCCGCGTCAGCCGCGACACCCGCACCGTTGAAGATCACGCGCATGATCGTTTGGTCGATCTTCTCAGCGATCGAGCGACCGAGGAGACGCGAGTATTCCGCACGCGCATCCCAAGCGAGAAGCTTGGCTTCAAGATCGTCGATGAGGACCGACGAAAGGAGAAGCTTATCGGCGTAGATGATCTTCTCGCCCTTGTACACGTCGCCGCGGGGGGCCGTTCCACCGATAGCGGCGTAACCATCAGCGTCGGTCGTGATGATGTTCTGACCGGCAGTGTGGTAACCAGCAGTTGCGGTTCCCAGCTTCGGGAACGAGATCGACTTCGCGCCCTTCGGAAGCGAACGCTGACGCACCTTGCTCATCGCAACCGTGGACTTGGCGAACTCGACAAGAACTTCGCCGGCAAACAATTCATAAAGCAGATCGGTGTTAGCCGCTGCGGTTCCAATAACCCGTGCCATGTTTTTCTCCCTGCCACCTGGCAGATTGAGACAAGAAAATGTGAGACGATCACACGATCCGCGGCTTTAAGGATTGTCCGCCCGTAGGCAGGTCGCAGAAGCACTCGGAACTGTTTAGGTCACACGCCGCTTTTTCGAGCGGCATTCCATGCAGATACGTCTGTTTTTCCCAGGAACATCCTGGAAAGCATGACCGTACTTGCAAGTTGTTTTGCGTGAATTCCAGTGGACAAACCGTCCACGGTTCACCTTCGGATCGACCGCTTCGAGGTGATCCGGATTGATGCAGGATTTGACCCCGCACTTGTGGTCCACGTCCATAGGACCAGCGTCACTCTTAAAAAGAGCAAGGGAGAGCCGGTGAGCCAAACGGTAGTGAATCCCGTTCAACCAAACGTTGACTCTCCCGTACCCAGCGGGACAAGAAGCGCCGATCCAAATCCAACACTTATTCGTGTCTACTTGGATTCGGCGCTTGATGCGGTCTTTCAACCAAATCTCGAAATGGCCAGCTTCTCTTCGACGCGGCGACGATAAGCGGGATCGTCCTTGTACCGCGGGTCCGCGACGGCCTTGGCCAACTCAGCGCGGGAAGCAAAGCCCTCACGCGCATTCGGCGTTTGGCCGTGCATAAGCTTCGGACCTTGAGCGGCCTTGTGTCGTGCCGCCAAACCCGAAACCGCCATGTTGATCATGGCCGTATCGCCCGAGGTCACGGCCTTGTTAAAGGCGTCGATCTCGGTCTTGTTCAGATTGGTCCCAGCCCAGGAAAGCATTTCCTTGTAGCCCTCCTCGCCACCAGCAAGCTTGAAGACCTGATTCCGGCTCTGCTCAAGAAGGGCTTGCTGTCCGGAGATGAATCCGTCCACCATCTTCTTGGAGAATCCCTTCGCCTTGAGGGCGTTGTATGAATCCTCCGATAGTTTTCCGGTCTCCATGAACTCCTTGGAATAACCTTCGATGAACGCATCGGGGTCTTCCGGAGCGGGGGGCGCCGGCTTGATCTCCATGTCGCTGGGAGCAGCGGCTTCCGCCACTTGCTCCGCGGGTTTGCCCAGCTTGGATTCGAGGGCCGCATACGCCTTAGCGAGATCTGCGGGGTCCTTGAACTTCTCAGGCAACCAGGACGGACGTTCCGTCGAGGCGGGTGCTGCCGGCGGTGGCGTCGGCTCCGCCAATGGATTGGTAACGGGCGGCGGAGCGTCCACTCCAGGCGCCTCCGATGCGATAACTACGTTCTTGAGATCGCTCATGTCTTACTCCTGTGGGGGTTGCCCTGGCGTCATCCCAGGGGGCGGGGCAGCTTGCTGTTGCTGCTGCTCCATCGCCATCTTCATCATGTCCATAACACCGCCGGTAGCGGGTCCAGCCGCGCTCTTAGCGAACATGGCGGCGTTGCCAGCGGCTTGTGCTTGCTGCTCTTCGGTGTCCATCTGCTCCCGAGTCTTGACCAAGCCCTTGATATCGAGACCGAGCGCCATCGCTGCGGTACGAGCCAGGACTTCAGGATTGACAAACTTCGGTATCGCTTCCGGACCCAGCGTAGTCTGAACGATCCCCGCCCAAACGCGGAGACGCTCAAGGTCAGACATACGGCCAAGCGCCTCTGTGCCGGTGATGATCGCCGGTCGAATCGCGCTCTTGAGGGCCTTGGGAATTGCGACGATCTGCTGGCCGTTCGTGAGTTGGGCCATCATGCGCCGCACCAATGGAAGCTGAAGTTCCTGGCTAAGTGTGGCGTAGACGCCGCCCAAAGCGGCCTCCAATTCGCTCGCCAACAACCGGATTTCTTCTGCCGTAACGCGCTCCGCTTGGCGTTGCACGCTGGCGTTAAGCAGGAAACTCGCTTCCACGCGCCTGGTGATGGATGCTACAGCCTCTAACGCGACCCTGAAATCACCTCCTTTTTGCACTTGCAGGAAGCTGACATCGACAGCGTTTCCTACAACGAAAGCACCGTTCTCGGCTTTATTGAGATCGGATGCCTTGGTGTATCCAGCAGGATTGACTAGGCCGACAACGCGAGCGGAAGCAGCCGAGCCGATGACGATGGCCTTGGTCAACGCTTCGAGGGAAGCGAGGTCACCAAGCATCTCTTCGACCAGGCCGCGTCCGTAGTGTTCACCGGAGATCGCGGTCCACCGAAGCGCCAGGAACGGGAGAAGATCGGGCTCGTACTCACCGATGGATTCGGGGACGATAGCGCCCTCGATCTCCTGGTGAACATGGTACTTGCCGTCTTCTTCCTTTTCGACGTAGGTGTAGAGATCGTAAGTATCCTTACCAGGCTCGCGGGATTCATCCTCGATTTCGACATCGAGGCCGAGCATGGATTTCGCGTCCTTGGGTAGGGCGTACTTCGAGATCGTCTCTTTGATGACGATTTCGCAGATATTCCCCATCGGATCGCGTTCGACAACGTAGTTCTTCAGGCTGAAGACGCGCAAGCCGCCTTCGTCCGGAAGGTGAATCAAAGCGTTACCCGTGGCAATCAGTAGTTTGATCGCGTAGGTCAACGCGGGGCGTAGAGCCCGAATCTCAATCTCGCGGCTGACGCGCCGTTCGATCGCCGCCAGGGCTTCGTGAACCGTGATCTTGAGTTCAGCGTCCTGGTCGAGCTGGCGAGCAGCCTTGTCGTCGATAACCAGCCGGAAGAAGGGCGAGTTGGGCGGGACCAGGGACAGCACCAGCTTGGAAGCCAGATGGTTGATCCCGCGTGCGCCGACAGAGTTGTACGGCCCTTCAAGTTGCTGGGCGTAGTTGAAGCCGATCTCAGGAAACAGCGCCGGGATCGTAAGCTCGCAGCAATCTTCGGCGCGGATCTCGTACATCCGGCGCTTGCCCACTCCCTTTTCGTAGCAGGAAGCCGCTGTTTCCATTCCGCTCATTTCATCTCCGTGGGATTCACCGGACGAGTCGGCACCACCATACCCGGCTGGATCGTAAGACCGCCGGAAGGTTGACCGCGCAGACTGGGTTTGACGCCCTTAGCGGCCCCCGAGACCTTGCTGATCATTTCCTGAGGTGCCGGGGGAGCAGGGGGCGGCGGCGGAGGAAGTTCCACCTTAGGGATCTTCGGAGCGAAACACATGGTCAGTCTCCTTCTGCCGGTCCGAGACTTCCTTGAGGAAGCTCAGAACCTTCTCGATACCGGCCTCGTAGTAGATTTCGAGCGGATTGAAAAGCGGCGTTATCGGACGAACCGGGAACACCTTCCGCAGCTCCACCAAGAGCCCTTCCGGAATGATCGGGAAAGGATGGTGTGCATCGTTACTAGGTCTTTTTGGGTTTCGCATTGGTCTTCTTCGACGGCTTGAGCTCCGAACATTTGGGCGGGAGCTCCGAACATTTGGCGGTCAACGCTTCCTCGATCTTGCGGAGCTTTTCGTTCGTTGCGTTCATCCGCGTCTCCAGTTCGTTCACCCGAAACAGCAGACTGGTCATGAGGAGGTCAATCATTGGGATTCCAAATCAGCTTTTGGGTCTCCAGGTCAAGCTCCCCGTACCGGAGGATACGGGCAGCAGCCGCGTTTGCGTAGGCATCGGCAGCGGTCAGCCCCTGGGACTCGAAGGTCTGAACGACAGCTTTCCACAGATTCGCGCCGGCTTCGTCGAGGATCGCCCTGGCCTTGACCGGACCGATGCCGGGACAGCCGATATAGTTGTCGGTCTTGTCGCCCACCAGCGTCTGGTACATATGGTTGTAGTCGGCTTCCTCTTTCGAGATGAGCCGCGGGGCGTCGTCCTTGTCGGGGTTGAACAGCCACGCCGGGATCGTCTTCAAGTCCTTATCGACCGAGACGATGATTCGACGCAGCCGCCCCGGCTTGGTGGCCAGCCAGCCGCACACGTCGTCCGCTTCGAGACCAGCCTTCTGGACGCATTTGTATGTCTGCCTTACCCAGTCCCGAAGCGGAACGAAGCCCACGGGCTTCCGCGTCTTCTTACGGTTGGCCTTGTAGTTTGGGTAGTACTGGAACCGCCAGTTTGCCGAATCGGTCAACGCCAAGACGATATCCGTCGTGCGAAACCGTTCCTTCAAAGCCAGCAGTTCCCCGGCCACGATCGCCTTCGCCGCCGTCAAGTCGGAAGTGACGCTCCAAACATCTGGCGTCCATTCGACTTCAAGCTCCGCAGCAAACGCCGCCTTGTAGAGAAGGGTGTCGGCGTCGATTACCAGTTGGCACTTCAATCGTCTTCCTCTTCTTCGGAGAAAGCCTCCGCAGATTGGATATCGAACGGCAGATCAGGGGCCTCGACCAGTTTGGATATCTTGGTCACCAACCGCTTCGGGTTGGAGATGCGTCCCGTCTTCTCGTAGGTATTCACCATGTATTCCCCGATACGGGTGAACGCCTCCAGTTGCAATTCCTGGAACAGCGAATGCAAGCGGAAGACGTAGGCGTTCTTGAACTTCGCGTCGTCCCCGATCTTGACCGTCTTCACCCTGGCCATCGCAAAATCATTCTTGACGGACGGGGTGTTCTCACCTTCGTAGAAGCCGAGGGTCATAAGAACTTCCGCATCGTTACCCTTGTGAATAACGATGCAGAAATCCCCGACGCTGACGAGCAGACCTCTGGAGTCAAACCGCAGATCGGTGTCCTCCATCAGTGTGTCTCCGCCCAGTTGGTGCCGATCTTCGCATCGGTATCCAGGGGGCAACGGAACTTATAGAAGGTCCCTGCTTGCCGCAGCGCGGTCCGGAACATCTCCCCGATGTCGCCAGCGCACTGGTCCGTAGCCTCGACCTGGATTTCGTCGTGAATATGCAGCACGATCTTCGTTTCGACGTGCTTGGGATCTGCGCGGAGAGCGTTCTCCAACAGCACCGTAGCCTTCTTCATGAGGATGGCTTCGGCGCCCTGGAGCAGGACGTTCAACGCGACATGAGCGGAACGGATGTGGTACAGCCGCCCGTCCAAGCCCTTCAGATACTTCCGTTGCCCGATGGCATTCTCGATATTCGACGTGAGCAGCGCAAACGCCGGAAGGTTCTCCAGGAAGCGCTTCCGCACGTTAGCGGCTTCCGAGGCGGAACAGTTGAGAATGTTGGCAAGCTTCGTGTTGCCGGCACCAAAGAGGAATGCGTAGATAAAACGCTTCGCCTCGGCTCTGGTGGCAAGCCCTGCCGCCACACGATTGCGTTCGTGCGGGTCGCCCTCGACGACAAGTCGAGCGTATTCGCCATCATCGTAGGGGGCAAGGTAGTGCGCGAGGCATCGAAGTTGGATGCCCTTCGCGTCACAACCAATCAGGACTTTTCCGTCTCCTGCGTTGAATAGAGATCGAAAGTCTTTTCCGAATTCGACCTCGACCGAGGGGACTTGGGCCAGGTTAGGATTGTGATGAGAGCAGCGCCCAGTGACAGTGCCAAGAGTAGCAATTCGACCATGAATTCGACCTTCCTTGACGAGCTTGATAAGCCCGTTATCTCCATCGGACAGCTGCCCGATGCGTTTGGTAAGCATCATATGCCGAGCAAGAAGCTTGGCTTCGGGGTAGTCGAGACTTTCAAGAACCTCTTCATCGACCACCGCCAAACCGGTGTCGGTAAGTTTGGTGGGCTTCCAGCCGTAGCGGTCCTTCAGATTGTTGGCAATCTGCTGGCGGCTGTTGGGGTTGAAGACTTCCTTGCGGACGCGCTTCTCCTTACGCACGGGGGTCTCGTATTCGATCTCCTGCGGAGGGAAGACCTCCTGGAGTTTCAACGAGATCCCGTCCTGCTCCGCCCGTAGCGTTTGGATAAGTTCATGCGCCTTGGGCGAATCGAACGAAACGCCGGTACGCTCCATGCGACGCATCGAGGCCGCGAATTCATGTTCGAGCCTAACCGCCGCCTCGCACGGCGTCTTCACCATGCAGTGCTTGTAAAGCGCAGCGCAGATCCGAGCGTCCTGGAGATTGTAGTTCACCATGTCGATATCGAAGGTGGACCAATCGGTACGCTCCTTACCGTAGTCGCCCTTCTTCATGTTCAGGCGGAAACCCCAAGACTCCAGGCTATGCTTCCCAATGAGTTTCATCGGGAAGCCCGTGCGGCGGAAGTCTTCGTCACGAACATCTGGGTACACAAGCGGCGCGAGCACCAGCGTGTCCAAAAGCTCCGCATCGGACGAGAATCCGTAGAGCTTCTGAAGCACGGGGTAGTCATACCCGACATGGTTATGCGCGACCAGGGTAGTGGCTTTCTTGAGGTACGCGATGCCCTCGATGATACCACCGTCAACCTTGAGGCCCTGGACGCGATAGGCGTCACGGAGAAAGAACTTCTCTTCCCCCGTGTCGATGTTCACCACGGCCATGCAGTGGACCGTCGTGACGGTATCGAGAAGCCCGTTGGTTTCGAGATCGTAAGCGAGCTTCATTGATGCCCCGCCATGTATGCAAGAGTCGGGTTGTCTTCGTCCCGATCGCTGAAGCGCTTCGGGCCGTATTCATGGCGCCGATTGATCTCGCGCTTGATGTACCAAATCGCCTTCTCCAAATCCTCGATGTCGTTGTTCTTCAAGTCGGCACGCCACAAATACTTCATGGCGTTGCCAAGCAGGAAGTTCATGTGTTCGGTGATCGCGATGCACTCGACACCGGAAGGATGCGATGTGTAGTGCGATGGACGTTCGACCGAATCACCCATCGGCGTGCTTTCGGATGTAGGCGACGAAAGACGCTCGACCTTCAACGGTTGAAAGGTCAAAGCTTCGAGAGGGACTAGAATCAAAGATGATTGCATAGCGCTTTCCATTTTCTACTTTGAAGTGAATCAACATCATGCGGGCTCCATGTTCATGTCCGCCAGGCTGATGTCCTGGAGGATCGCCTTCTCCTTGACGTACCGGGCTCTCCCCGCGAGGCCCGTGACGCCATTGTAGCGGTTCTTCAGGACGCGCATGGTAAGCACGTCCCGATTTCCACCTTCGGCTTGCTGATTGCGCTCCAGGCCGATGACGATATCCGAGAGTTGGCCGATGGACCCTGAACCGCGGAGTTGCCCGAGGGAGGTCTTCGCGCCCTCCTCATGGAAATCCCCATCGGTCGCACGCTTCAGGTGGGAGAGGGCGATGACCGCGACCCCGGTCTCCTCGATGAGGGTGCGGAGATTGGTGACGAGATTGTCGATGATTCGACGTTCGTCCCCGTCCGCAATCCCCGAGACGACGATTGAGATGTGGTCAAGGATGACGATCCGGCACCCGAGACCCACGGCCATATACCGGATACGCGCCAAGAGATTGGTGGCGTCCGTGCTGCCGAAGTGCTTGTAGCAGTAGAAGGTGTCCTTGAAGATCGTCTCCCAAACGCTGAGAAGGGACGGGTCCTCAAAAGGATTCGCGGCCTGGTGGAGCGGCTGCTCCGCGATGATCCCCAAAAGCCCGAGGGCGGTGCGGGGGACGGATTCTTCGAGCGCCAAATAGCCAACCTTGATGCCGGACAAGAGCCCCCGTGCCGCGATGTGCCGCACGAATTCGGACTTGCCGATGCCCGATCCGCCACACACGGTGACCAGCTCCTTCGCCCGAACGCCCTGGGTCATGTCGTTGAGCTGGGCGAAGGGGTACGAAATCAACGCCGCCACGTCCTGGCGGTTCACGATCTCGGAGAACGCCTCGTTGGCGTCGAGGATGCCATCTGGACGCCACGCCTGGGCGTTCCACAACGCTCGCGTCAACTCGTTAGCCAGACCCTCGACCAAGCAATCCGATGCGTCCTTCCTGGGAAGCGCAGCGATGTGCGCCTTGCCGGGAGGGAGGATCGCCGCGCATTCGTTCGCTGCCTTGATCCCAGGACCGTCCTGGTCGAAACAGATGATGACCTTCTCGAACCCGCAAAGCCATTCAAGTTCGTTCTTGAAGGTCTTCGCGGCGCCGGCGGCTCCGTTGGGTACGGAGACTACGGGCCATGCGCCGTACTTGCTCTTGACATCGACCTCGTACACCGACATGGCATCAAGTTCGCCCTCGGTGACGATCACCCGCTTGCCGTTCGTCGGCCATAAGTGTTGTCCGAAGAACGGGAGATCGCGGGTCTCCCCGAGGAGACGAAAGTTCTTGGACTTGTCGCGAAGCTTCTGCGCGACCACCCTTCCGTTGCGGTGGTAGGGGGCAACCTCGACGGTTTCCCCGTCATACGTTGCCGTGCCGTAGCCAAAGCGCCGGCAAGTCTCCGCGCTGAGAGCGCGTTTGGTTTTAGCACCGATGGTTACGTCACCGATCAAATCCGACATAGCGGTTTCCTTGCTGTTGGAGTGTTTACGGCACACGAAGCAGAACGTGTGACCGTCGTCGTAGATGGAGTTTCCGTCGCTACTGCCACAAGTTTCACACGGGATGTGCGCGATGAATCTACTGTTTTCCATGATTCCTACGTCACGTTTCCTTCCCTTCGGCTGGTGCGTCGAGGTTGAACGCATCGCAGAATTCCATGAATTCCCCATGCGATTTGATTCTGTGGAGAATCGCCGGCGTTCCCTCGCCCATCCAGGCGCCCTCGACGTTGAAAGAGATCCATTCGACGGCTTCATCCTCGTCCATGCCTTGACCCATGAAATGCTTCACAAGCTTTTCGTAGTCATAGACGAGAATGGGATCGGGTTGACCGCAGCGTTGAAACCATCCGATCAACGCAGATGAAGCATCGTCGATGACCAAAACGCTACGGTCCCGTTTCATGCTTGCAGGCCCTTCGTTGCCTCGTCTTCGCCTTCCTCGCGGAGATCCACTATGCGATCGTAGGCTGACCAAAGTGCTTGCATCATGGTCAAGAGAATTCCCGAATCACCGTCGATCGGCTCCTCGAAGCGGGAGTAGACGCACGGACCGATGTTCGTGTATTCCGTCTTGATGTAGACGACAACCTTATCGTCTTCCTGCTGGTGCATGATGCTGACGCGAGGGTAGAAATCCAGATTCCGGCTGGAATGGAAGTGCTTCGGGGGCTTCATTGAACGTCCTCCTGTCCGGTGCGTTCGCGCTTCAGGTCCATGCCGTCGTTGTTGTCGATGGCGTGGCCGCTGATAGAGCCTCCCATCCAGAACCCGTTGAGCAAGGCCGCGAACTCCGAACTACTCATGTCGGTGTACTCGCTGTTCGTGGTGTCGACGATCTCGTACCTGCCGGACGGCCACCGACGGACGCGGAAGGCGTTGTTGCCATGCTGCATCCATATCGTCGGCGTCTGGTAGTGCGTGTCGAGGCGTTCACCCTCGATCCATTCCTTGATCCTGTCCTCGGCCCAGTACGGATCTTTCTTCGTCATGACTTCTTCGCTTTCTTCTTGTAGTAGTATTTTCGACCAGTAGCACGCTTCTTTTCCATGAACACCGGATCGTTCTTCAGGGCATGGTAGCGCTTGAAGTTCTCTTCGCGCTTCTTAGCCATGTAGTTCGGA